CCGCCGCCCGACCTTTGACTCGTGCCCTACCCAAACTAGGTCCTCCACCCGGTCGAGAAACTCCCCATTACCCTAGTAAAGATTCCGGTGTCGGTGTTGCCGCGAAGAAAGATGTTCCGGTTTATACTGGCGACCAAATGCTAGGTGTTACTATAATGCACAAGAGTTGCTTACAGCCGGTATTTAGTGAGCAAGCCGCGGTAGACGCTGCTCATATGCGTAGGTAGCCCAGTTAGGTACCGATAAATACTAATTCGGTACCTAACTAATGATACGTCAATATACAGTAACCCTTCACAGGCATGAAGACCTGGAGTTGTTCTATGATGACATGGAAACTCCAGGTGGTGACCTATACATACCAAATCGTGCAGTTGATTTAGCAAAACGCAGACCATTAAGCAGAAATACTGTTTATTGGCTTACCGAATCCGAAGCAGAACAAGTTAGACAAGATCCTAGAGTACGTGCAGTTGAGCTAACTCTAGAAGAACAAAATATACGCATAGAACCAGTTTGGTCTCAGACTGGTGATTTTTTCAAGGGTAGCCCGAACGGTAATCCTGACCTAGCCAATACAGACCGTAATTGGGGTCTGTTGCGTATGCTAACAGGTTCAGACGTTCCCGGACATGGTTTTGATGACCAAAAACGTCACACAGCAACAATATCAACAACATTAGATGGTTCTAATGTTGATATAGTTATCGTAGATGGACATATAAGACCTAATCATGCCGAATTCGCTGTTAATACTGATGGCACTGGTGGTAGTCGTGTCAATCAAATTGACTGGCTCGCGTACTCGAGTGCTATTGGCAAAACGCCTGTTGGATCCGGTTTAACGCCCTATCTTCTGTCTTACGATTACTCGAGTTACTACAACACTGCCAATGGCGATCACGGTGCCATGGTTGCAGCGATAGCAGCTGGTAATACACAAGGTTGGGCTCGTGCTTCAAGCATTTACAATATTAGTCCTTACAATGAATCAGGCATGGTGGGTTCAGATGATGCTTTAGACTATATAAAATACTGGCATCAAACGGTAAAACCTGTTAACAGTGTAACCGGCAATAAAAATCCAACTGTTGTTAATATAAGTTGGGGAATGTACAGGTATGTAAATGTTCTCAACATTCAATCAATTACTCATAAAGGTGTTACCTACAACGGACCTTGGACAAATTATGGTACTAATGGAAAGACTTATCAAGAACTAGGGTTCGGGTATTCCGGAGCACAACAATATCAAAAAAATACCGGTGATTACAATTGGTATTTAAAAATTGCTTATCCAATTACATCATGGCAAGCAGATGTTGAGGATCTTATTTTAGCTGGCATACACGTTGTAGTAGCTGCCGGTAATGATGGCGTAGTACAAGATATTTCTGGGGGTGCTGATTATAATAATTCTATTTCTCTCACTGGTGCTGCTGGAACCTATTATTATAACCGACGCTCAGGTGCAGCCAGCGATAATGCTATCAATGTAGGAGCAGTTGACTCTAGTTCCTATGCACCGGGAGTGGATTGGTATTCAAATAGAGGTCCTGGTATTGATATTATGGCACCAGGTTCAGGAATAGTTAGTGCAATAAACCGAGTTACTGCACTATCTAACAGCGTGTCTGACTATAGAGGTTTGAATTTAGATAGAATATCAGTGGGCGACGGAACTAGTTTTGCTGCACCACAAATATCGGGTTATCTAGCTTTATTACTCAGCAATTTTGATAATCAATCTTGGTCACCAAACTATAGCAAACAATATATTTTAGGTACTTCCAAGATTGACCAGTTAACAGATTATGAGTCACCTTTTGAATTACTTGGAACACCTAATCGATATGCATTTTATAAATCTTATTGGATAACCACTACTAGTACAACATCTACAACCACTAGTACAACATCTACAACCACTAGTACAAGCACAACATCAACTACCACCAGCACTAGTACCACTACCACCAAGGCACCATATTTTCCACCGGCTTATTTTTTGACACTACCATTTCAATGCTACCCGGTAGCCGAATACGGTAATGTTAATGTAACTGATAATGTAGCATGGTATAATTTTTCAATTTCCTCAACAATGACATTAGTCATTAACACATTACAAACTGTACCTGTATTTGATACCCATATAGGTCTTTTTGATAACAACGGTGATTTAATTGGTGAAAATGACGATACCGGTTTTTCGGATTTAAGTTATATAGAACTAACTGTAAATCCGGGTACTTATTGGTTAGCAGTTGGTTTATACGAAACGCAATTTAACCAAAGATTCCGAGCTACATCACTTGTAAGCATCCCAATATCAGGTATTTGTATAACAGGATACGACAAATCTTTTCCCTATACAACAAGTACTACTACATCTACGACCAGTACATCAACCTCTACAACCACAACATCTACATCAACATCCTCAACAAGTACAACCACTAATCCTCCCTTTATTCCTTATCCAGTTTATCCACCAAATTCTCAGTTATTAAAGACATGGTGTGACAATTTTGATGAATGGGGATTGTTTAAAGATCAATTTGGACGCAATTTTAGTGCTCTTATTCAAAGAAATACCGCCAATTGCGGTTGGCCTGGTCCATCTACATCAACCACAACATCAACTACGACCTTAGGTCTTTTACCCCCGTCCGTTTGGTATAGTACAGTTACTAGATTGAGTATATTACTTAATCGTATAGATATAGTAAAACTTCCGATTGAAGAACCTAATAAGGAATTCTTATTCGCGAGAGGTAGTTTGCCTTTTGGAACAACATTAAGCAATGTAGGTATTATTTCTGGTAAACCTGTTGTAACCGACACAGAATATAGCTTTGATCAACCGATTTATGTTTATAATTTTATAAGCATTATAAATGACCCAATCACATTGTCTTCTATATTTAGACAATACAGTATATCTGTAGTAACTAATGGTGCATTTATACCAGAAAATATAAGTTACACACCATTACTTTATTACAACCAGAAAGATTACAATTATACAATAACTACAAAAAGTAAAGCTGATTTAGCTGCCAATAAGGTATGGCAATTAAAATGGGGATTATTACCGCCATTTTCTGAACTGTTGCCCTCGGGTATAATAAATGTAACAGCTAAGAGTGCTATAAGACCATTTAAGAGAAGCGAATTTTTACCTTATAATTTTGTAGATACTACAACTAATAATGAAACAACATGGAATATATGGCTAAGAACTTTTTTAACAAGAGCTCATGATTTTGATTATCAGTTTGTGTTAGAATTAGTTGATTCGTCAAACGTTATAGAAGTTTCTTTAACAGTAAGAATAATACACTTAACCGCACCTACTTACGAAAGCTGGTTTACGACTAATAGTTCGAGTATTACTGTTGACCCAAATCAACTCTATTTTTTAGTTTTAACAAGTGAACAAGATGCCCCATTTTGGAGTTCGGTAAATTCAGATTTAGGTTTTATTGATAACGGCGGTATAAGCAAAAAATTAATTAAGGTGACGAATCTTTCAGGACGACAACTTACTTACAAAATTACGCCAAACAGTAATTCTAGATTACCTCAGGGTTTGATATTACAAAGTGATGGATTAATTGTAGGTAGACCAAGTTTTAGAACATATAAAGATGATCCTGAGTCGGTGCCTGCAAACGATTTTTATACTTTTTCTGTACGTGCAAGCACCGAGGGTGACAAAACCTACAGTGATAAGATTTTTAATCTAAAAATAGTAAGACGTAATAAAGTTCCCAGTGATAATTTATACATTCGTGCTTTTCCTACCATGGAGAATAGATACAAACTAGAACAAATTTTAACTAACCAAAATATAATTCCTACATCATATTTGTTTAGACCAACTGACCCTTGGTTTGGTTTACGAAAAGATATGTTTATTGAATTTGGTGTTGGTCTTAATAAGATTGACCTTGCTCAATACGAATACATATTACAAGAAAATCATTATACTAAAGAATTCAGATTTGGTCCAGCAAATTTTGCTATTGTTTTCGATGCAAATGAAAAAGTTGAGTATGAAATCGTTTACCTAACAATAAATGACCTAATACTCGGTCGAGACCAAAATGTAAATTTATCCGAAGAGCAAACTAATTTAGTAGATCTTAGTGGCTCAAGAAGTTTTTATTATACTCATAAACCAGATTTAGATTTATGGTATTATAAAGATCAACCCGAATTTGAGAATAAACGTTTAACTGTAAATACCATTTATAATATGAAGTATCGTATAAGAGATAATGTAGGATACGTTGAAGATTATGGAAATTTAATACCCGAATGGGCTCAAAGCCTACAGGTCGATGACGATGGTGTAACAAATCAAGCACCAATTGGATTCGTGCCGGTTGTAATTGTAGCGTATACTAAACCTGGTCGTGCTAGACAAATAGCCGAAAAAATTAATCAAATAAACTTAGACTTTGTTACATACGAATTTGATAGATATCAATTAGAAAATTATCTTACTAAGTATTTCGATCCAATGACAAAACAATTTATAAAAGGTAACGTTACGGTTTTTGATACTGGTAATACTGTTTTTGATCATGGATCAACTAAAATAATTGATAACGTAGAGCAGTATGTTCGACAACATTCCGACGATAAATATATTAAATTCCCCAAAAACAACGTTTTCAAATAACCTATGCCAACTAATTATACAAATTATGATAGTAATGTTAATTCTGATGGATTAAATGATAACTATCCTATAGCCGGAACCAATAATTCTAGTCAAGGACTGAGGGATAATTTTTCTAAAATAAAAGGTACGTTTGGACAAGTTGCAGTCGAGCTCACTCAACTTAGAAATTATGTCTTGCGTAAATTAGATGAAGGCGAAATATTTGAACACGATAATGATTTAAATTATTATAAACTTATTCGTGCTACAATGAAATCTTATGCCGAAACATTTTTTGACATAGGATTAGCGGATGTAGTCGTAGCTGTTAATTTTATTAATGGCAACTTTCAAAAAGTAACACTTACTAAAAGTGCTGATTTAAGTTTTAGTAACTTTCCAATGCATGCCGCTGTTGGTAGGTTGACTCTATGGGTCACTGTTAATGACATATCACACAAATTATTTGTACCCCCGGATATGATTTATGGTATAGATGTAAGTTATGTAAATGCAGGAAAAATTGAATTCCCATCACCAGGTAACTATTTGATAGAAATAGTCAGTGTGAATAATTCTAATCAGTATTGGTTAATAGGAGTTCAAGGACTAGTAACAGGGGGAAGTGGTTCGTCGTTACCATATCAACTTCCGGTAGCAAGTACTAGTACTCTTGGAGGTGTAAAAATAGATGGAGTCACAATTGGCATTAACAACGGCATAATTAAAGTAATTGGCGGTATTCCTAGTCCTAGTGATGAAAAAATTAAAAAAGATATTAAGTCTTTAAATAATGCCTTGGATAAAATTTGTCAATTGCAAGGTGTAAGTTACACCAGAATAGACACTGAGAAACGTGAGATTGGCGTAATAGCTCAGGATGTAGAACAAATTGTACCAGAATTAGTTTCAGAAATTGACAATATTAAACATGTACATTATGGTAATATGAATGCTTTAATCATCGAGGCTATAAAAGACCTACGCAGAGAAATCGAAAACATTAAACGTCATGTTGGGTTATAGAGTATTGACATTTATCAAAATTAGTCATACACTGTATTTTTTGAGATAATTATGACAACAGTAGATCTTAAGTCTTATACCAAATTTGTAAAAGCGGTCACGAGCAAACAAAGCAATGATCTTACTAGTTTTATGAACCGCCTAGACACACTTAATGGCAATTATGATTTCGCAAATAACCAACATGGGCCGGATGTAAATGTTCCATTAATGTTAACTGGCGTCATGGGTTTATCTAGCGAAACAGGTGAACTTATGGAAATAGTAAAAAAGATTACCTTCCAAGGTAAACCTCTAACAGAGGAATCCATATTTCATATGAAGCGTGAATTAGGTGACATTATATGGTATTGGACTAACATGTGTAGAGCATTAAATTTAGATCCAAACGAAGTTATTGCGGAAAATGTAGAAAAATTAAAAAGTCGCTATCCAGGCGGAGAATTTAATGTATATCATAGCGAAAATCGTAAATTAGGTGATTTATAATGTTTCATCCTTTATCCAAAGATCTAAGCCAATTGACCATGGACGATTTAATGGCCAAGTATTCTGAGTTAAATAAAAAATTTATGCAAGCTCAACGAGTTGGATCCGGTTCAGTTTTAGGTCAAATGTCTATGTTGCTCGAGGATTACAGGTATGAAATCGGACGTAGACAGCAAAAAATGTTGGAAGAAGCCGGTAACAAAAACAAGAATTTTAAAAATATTATCGACATTCAATGAAACATGACAAATATGGTCAGCCAGTAATAGATTCTCATACATTGTTTAATTGGTTATACCAAAATCCCAAATTAGATATTAACAATATTAATTTAGTAGATCCAGAACAATATAATGCAAGTTTAGATCAACTACATCTTCAATTTCCTAGATTATCTAAATACAGTCAACCAAATGTAAGCATAGAAGAATTTGATTGTGCTAATCAATCAAACTGGTATATTCCGGAACATTATAAATCTTTTGACATAGTTAGATGGGTCGTTGAACAATGTTCAACTGATGTTGAATTGGTAAGAGTAGCCGAAGAACTGGTAGAGTTTGATCGAAGAAATCTTTTACCGTTGTTAGTTTATCTTAAATATTTTGTAGATGTCATGCGAGAGAATGGCATTGTATGGGGTGTAGGTCGAGGTAGCAGTGTGGCTAGCTATGTGCTTTATAAAATTGGAGTTCACAAAATTGACTCGCTCAAGTACAACTTAAAAATAACAGAATTTTTAAAGGAGGATTATGAAGAAAAGCTATAGAACTGCTTTAGGTAAAGCTGTGGATATGGATCAACTCCGTCTAACACATGAAGAAACTATTGCAGTAGGAAATATGAAAGTTAACGCAAGAGGTGATGAATTAGGCCCAGGAGGTGAAATCTTGCGTACAAGGAACGAAGTAATGGACGAATATTATCGTATGCATGAAGGTACGATAAATTCTGATCCTGTTCCTGTTGAACAGAGAAATCACACGCCCGAACCTAAATCCAATCGTTCGGTTCGTGGTTCAAACGCTAAACGTATTTTAGAAGATCAAGATGGTGTAGCATGACAGTATTTGTAAATAATATAAATCAATTACGACCAATCCGTGATACAGTTTTGGTAACAGAAATGAACTTTGCAGATCGTATGACTTCGGGTGGTATTTTTATTCCCAGCGATAATGGTAAAAATCATGGTATTAGACCGAGATGGGGACAGGTGTTTGCTGTAGGACCCGATCAGCAAGATGTAACAGTTGGACAATGGATTTGTGTTGACCATGGACGTTGGACTCGTGGAGTAAGGCTTGATTTACCAGAAGGCGAAACTGTGGTACGTAGAATTGACCCTAAAGACATACTTTTGGTGTCAGACAGTGAGCCTAAAGACGATACTTTTAGTGACAAAGGTCTTTAATTCCTGTATAATTCCTGTGTTAGACCACAAGGATCAACTATGTCAATTAAACAAATTTGGACGGAAAAATACCGTCCACGCACAGTTAATGATTATGTGTTCGTTGACGAACACGTTCGTGAACAAGTTAACCATTGGATCGCTTCTAGCAGTATTCCGCATTTATTGTTTCATGGCCCAGCCGGTACTGGTAAAACAACTTTAGCTAAGATACTTGTCAATGAATTAAACATTGATCCACTAGATCTTATGTTTGCAAATGGTAGCAAAGAAGGACGTAAGATTGAGTGGGTAGATAAACTAATTAGTTTTTGCCAAACCATGCCCATGAATATCGGTGGATTTAAGGTTGTAATTATTGATGAGGCCGATTATTTAAACAATGTTAGTGTACAACCTGCTATGCGTAACCTGATGGAAGAGTATGCAGATTCAGTGAGGTTTATATTAACTTGTAATTACCCAAATCGAATTATCCCGCCATTGAAAAGTAGATGTCAAGAAATACAAATAAGTAAGACCGATAAAGAGCAATTTGCCTTACGAACTATAACAATCTTAACTAACGAAGGTATAGATTTTGATGCCGAAGATTTAATGAGTTATATTGATGCCACTTATCCAGATTTAAGAAAGTGTCTTAACTTGCTACAGGCTAATAGCATTACAGGGTCTTTAAAAAGTCCAAATTCAGATAATAGTACAACAGAAGATTATAAATTGTCTGCTGTGGCTTTGTTTAAAGAACGTCGGATACGCGAAGCACGTAGTTTAATTTGTAGTCAAATCCGCCCAGATGAAATTGATGACTTTTATCGCTGGGCTTATGATAATCTTGATCTCTGGAGCAAGACCGATGAAGGTCGAGATGAGGCTATTGTAGCTATACGTGATGGCATCGTTGCACATAACTTTTGTCTAGATCCCGAAATTAACTTGTCAGCAACATTAATTCAATTAACTTCAATAGGAAAATAACGATGAAAAGTATATACTTAGTGGCTTACTATTTTGAAAAGCCGTCTAGTAACCGTGTAAGGACCAGTCGTGCTGGTTGGATGAGAGAAGCTGGCAGTACTAGCTATGATGAGCAGGTGGCAGTTACTAGAAATCTAAAAAATCGTGATATTACTATGAGTAAGGTAATTCTAGATTTAGCCAATAAAAAGGTAATTAGAAATTCATGGAATCATCAATCCGATTTTGACAGTTTATTTAGATATTTTTCAAGCAATTATCCCAAACATACTAAAGAAATTATGGTACAAATTGATCCCGATTATTACTTTAGTGTATTTCCGGAACAGCTGCCTAAAGATTTTAAACAAAAAACTGTTTACACCGAGTTCGATTTCACTCCCCCTAGTGAGGTTAGAGTGGTTGATACTGCTTCCGAAGTTAAATGAAAAGACATAAGTTAGTTGAAAGCGGTGAACGTGGTTGGTTTATTGGAGCGTTCAAAAAAGCTATATGGCAGACTACTCTTTATGAAGTAAGTTATCAATTTAATCCAAAAGGTGATACTAGTCCACAACATTATCATAAACTTGCTAGAGAAATTAGTTTAATAACTGAGGGGCATGTTGTCGCTAACGGTCAACATTTTCGTGCTGGCGATCTATTTGAAATAGATCCCGGTGAAGAGCTATTCTGTGAATACTTAGAGGATACTTATACTGTATGCGTTAAAGAACCATCAGTCTTGGGCGATAAATATTACACATGAACCCGGCTTTTCTAAAATTACTTAGAACTAAACGTAAAAGACCTGTTGACCCCAATGCACCACCACGACCTACTCTCCTCGGACAAGTAAAAGAACTTAGACTAACTAAAGAAGAACAAGAAAGAACTACTTTAGAATTGACTGTGTTACGGCATCGGTTAGAATATGTCGAAGCAAAAAATAAACGGTTAGAAACACAGTTACGTGATCTTGAAAATTACGTAAGAAATCGCATAAAATAACTACATGAATATATATCAACTAAAAGACCGCTTATCGCAGTGGTTAAAATATCCTCAACCAAATTGGTTACAAAGAAACTTACTAGGATTAAAAACTGACAGTTTTGACTTGGATTTTACAGCTAGGCGACTGGCTGCAGAGTCTAGTGCCGATTACCTAGTTAAAAATATGAGGCAAGCCCAGAAGTTTGAAACAGATTACGACTTACATGAAGCAGTTAGAGACTGGGTTACTATAGATGGTCATTGCTTAGAATTTGGTGTAGCAACAGGTCGTACTATAAGACACTGGGCTAGACTATGGCCTGACCGTACTATACACGGATTCGACAGTTTTGAAGGCTTGCCCGAAACTTGGATGTGGAATATACGTCAAGGACACTTCAAACAGCAGTTACCCAAAGTTCCGGACAATGTGCAACTACACGTTGGTTGGTTTGACGATACCTTACCTCGTTGGTCATTAACTGGTCCTATAGCATTACTACATATAGATTGCGATTTATACTCTAGTGCAAACTATGTTTTAAATTATCTGTCAGATCAAATCGTACCGGGAACTGTGATCGTATTTGACGAGTATTTAAATTTTCCCGGATGGCAACAAGATGAATTTCGTGCATGGCAAGAATTTGTTCACAAAAAACAAATAAAATATGAATATTTGGGTTTTGTTAGCAGTCACCAAGAAGTAGTACTTAGAGTAATTTAAAATACAAAGGAATCAAGGTGCCTTATACAACAGTAGAAGTAGAAGTCAATTTAGCCGATTTTGAAACCGAAGATCTCGTCAAAGAGCTTGAACGCAGGTCAGGCATGACCGAGTTACCTGGTGGGGTAAGAAAAATCTTGTCCCGGATTCATCAAGCAAGATTAACCGGACAACCTTGGGAAGACGACCTAGATCGCTTCCTCAAGGATGTATTAGGTCGTGCTATTTAATCTTCGCCGTATAATTTAAGCACCTCCGATACTGTTGGGTGTCGTTGTACATCGCGACGTCCAAAATCCACACTTGCAATATCCGGGCATTCTACAGATTTTAACCTTTGTAGGAAATCTTCTAGCCCATTATCATTGGTAAACTTACGATCTTTTTGATTTAAGTCACCAGTCACTACTAGCTTAGATCCTTCGGCAAGGCGGGTAAGAACCATCTTCATCTGGTTAGTTGTTGCGTTTTGGGCTTCATCGAAAATGATCCAACTACGCTTAAAATTTCTGCCTCTCATATATGCTAGTGGAGCTATCTCAATAAGTTGTTCTTCTAGCATGTTAGCCACGTCTCTAGCCGTGTAGTATTCCATGACAACATCCATTATTGGTCTAGTCCAAGGAGCCATCTTAGCGTTTAGGTCTCCGGGTAAGAATCCATGTTGTTCGTCGTCTACACCAACTGCGGGTCTAGTTACTACAATTTTATCTACAGCCCTAGCTTTATAAGCCTTAAGAGCTGCCATCACAGCCAACATGGTTTTGCCTGTGCCAGCTGGGCCTGTGGCAAATACTATGTTTTTACTGGGATCTGTTAGATAATCTATATATTCCTCCTGTTTTAATGTTTTAGGTAACAAAATTACAGATTTTGTTCTTTTCTGCACATAATTATCGATGCCGATTACTTTGGCAGTGTCGTCCTGATGACGAACACGAGCTTGTTGAGCTTTACGTCTTGCTGACAAGTCTAAATCTCCTATAGTGTGAATTTTTTTTGATGTCATTTTGTGCTATTTGTGTAGTTGTTACACATTGGTATTTAAAAATCAACTCAGCCTATTTCTACAGGTAGTTAAAAATTTTTATAGAGGACTAAGTATATTTCTAAGCGTCAAAAATCAGTAATCTACTATTTCTATAAATACCATAAATAAAATAAAGATCTGAACATGCCCGCTAATGTAAAAGACGTATTAGATAATATTAAGAATTTGTACGTGACCGAAAACACGTTAGAAACTCTCATGGATTTTGAGCGTGTATTGGACGAACTTGATACTTACGTGTTTAAGAATTGGATAAAAGGCGAGTTAGTTGAAGGGCCACTATACGAAAAGTATTTTGTTACATGTACTTTTATGTGGCCCGAAAAGATGATGCCTGATCCTAGAGCCGGGGAGAGGTTACTCGATTACCACATTCGTGTTAGATACAAAAAAACCGAGTTTGAATATCCTGTAGAAGTTGAAACGCCTGACGATTACCGCCCAGGCACAAAGATGCCTAAAATGGTTAACAAACCGGTTTGGTTAGTTGAAATTACTATGCCAAAACAACTAATGCGTGAAATACATCGTGGTAGCGTAAGTTTAGAATCAGAAACTATCGATTTGGAAGATATAAAACAAAGTTATGAAACAGGCTTAGATGACGATGTCTATAAGCAAGACGAAGACGAACAAGAGCGTCAGGCACAACAATTAGGACAGCCAGCAAATGCAGCACAACCAGCAGCCCCAATCCCACAGCCCGCTATCTGAAGGTCTTGAAGCCGGAGATCTCGCTAGGCTAATAGATAAGGCCATAACCGTCGACGAATACAAAAGTAAAATGGGTTCCGACGAAGAAATCTGTGTACTTACTTTTAAAGTACAAGGCAAAGATCCGGCCAGAGATTTAGTAAGTTTTATTGAAAAAAGCTACGACTGGGTGTTAGACGCTGATACGAGTTCAGGTGAACTCGACGATGGCACTTACTTAGTGTTTGTTGAAATTGATCGCGAATCTGACATGATCGATAACATACTTACAATGTTAAATGATTTAGAGCCATTGACCGAAATAGGTGCTCATGAATGGCAATTAATGGGTGTTAAACCAAAACGAGAGGTGGATGCGTCAGCTGAGGGTCTTCGACAGCTGATTCCTACTAGCCCATCAGAATATAGAGCATTACATCGTAAATTAACCGATGATATCAATAAACTAAAAACAAGAGCAGGACTTAAAATAGAAACACGAGCACCAACAAACCGATATACCGATAGCCTAAGGAGAGCTGCTGGTCTAATTTAAAACGAGAGGTTCAATTATGTGGCAACTTTTGTGGATGTTTGAATTCGTACCTGATATAGTCTGGCATATATTATTGCTAGTCAGTGCTGGTATGTTGTTCCTAGCAGCATTTTTCCCGTTTGTACCCTACAGACTACCAGTGGGAATATTGAGTGGATTTATACTGGCTATTAGTATTTGGGTCGAAGGAGGCATAGCCAAAGAAGCTGAATGGCAAGCTGAAATTGACAAAATGAAAGTGGCCTTGGCCGAAGCCGAAAAGAAAGCTACGCAGAAGAATACTGAGATACAAGAAAAGATTGTCTACAAAGATCGTGTTGTCAAAGAGCGTGGTGCCGCACAGATACAGTATATAGATCGTATTGTTCAGGGCGAAACAATCAAAGAAACAATTACAAAAGACATGACGCCCGAACAGCGGGCTGAGTATGAGAAAAAGGTCGTAGAATTACAGGCAGCTATTAAAAATTGCCCAGTGCCTAAGATTGTTGTAGAAGAACACAACAAGGCCGCAGCAAAGATACTAAATGACGCAGCTCGGGGAGAGAAGAAATGAGATCGCTAGCTATTCTCCTAGTTACAGTAGCGTTGGCTGGCTGTGGTTTTAGCAAGCCTGTATTAATGATGCCCGAGTTTCCCGAACCAGTTAAAGAATTAACTGAAAAGTGTCGAGAACTACAGATGATCGAAGGCGACGCAGTGGCCATAACTGATATGCTCAAGACAGTAGTAAACAATTATACCCTATACCATCAATGCAGTTTAAAGGTTGATGGGTGGAATGATTGGTACGTAGAACAGAAAAAGATCTACGACGATGTAAAAAGTAAAGGGAAATAATGAGTGACTTTATTCTAAGCCGAGACCAATTGGCTGAACTAATCAAAGGTAATCCTTATGTGGACTATTGGCATTCAGCAATGGAAAGATGTTTGCCAGACTATGACATTAACTCACCACAGCGTGTGGCAGCGTTTATGGCACAGTGTGGACACGAATCCGGTAACTTCAAATTCTTAAAAGAAAATCTCAAATATCGTGCTGCCAGTCTTGTCAAAGTTTGGCCCAAGTACTTTCCTAACATGGACATTGCCAACCAATATGCCGGCAACGAAGAAAAAATTGCCAATCGTGCCTATGCTAACCGTATGGGCAACGGACCCGAAGCCAGTGGAGATGGCTGGAGGTTCTGTGGACGCGGCTTAATCCAATTAACTGGACGCAATAACTATCAACAGTTTGCTGACAGCATCGAAACTGACATCAATGACATTCCTGCTTATCTAGCTACCTTTGAAGGTGCAGTACAATCAGCCTGCTGGTTCTGGGAAACCAATAACCTAAACAAATGGGCTGATGCCGGTGATATGCTTACACTAACCAAACGCATTAACGGCGGTACACTTGGATTAGATGATCGTATCAAGCATTATCAACATGCCTTGCATGTTTTAGGACTATAGGAGTCTACCATGGGCATATTTTCTAAGAAGAAGGGAACAACTAAAGTGGCCGAAGAACAAGTTAAAAAACCAGAATCTGCTGCGGAAGAAAAATCTGGTGCTGACAAACAGCAAGAAGATTGGATGCAGAAGAAGTGGCGTCCGGCCATGGGCTGGATGTACATGATGGTCTGTGTGTTTGATTTTATCATTTTTCCGATCATGTTTACCATTGTACAATTTTGGGAAACCGAAGCTGCAAACGATGCGTTTCGTCAGTGGCAACCACTTACACTAGCTGGTGCAGGCCTGTTCCATATGGCCATGGGTGCTGTGCTTGGTCTGAGTGCATGGGGTCGTACACAAGAGAAACTAAATGGTGCTAACAACGGTGGGCTTGCTCCTGTTGGGCAGACTGTGACAACCACATATGGATCCAC